GCGAATTATTATGACTATGTAAACAAAGGTGTAAAGGGTGTAGGTGGCACAGGAGCAAAGCTAAAAAGAACAACTGGGGATTATTCATTTAAAACAATTAAAGCAGGAAGGGCATTACCTGCTGCTATATTTGGATGGTTGAACAAAGCGAGGAAGTCGGTAACAAAGTACACACCTATTTCTAAATTAGAAAAGAAAAGAAAGAAGCTAAAGAAAATGTTAACAGAGGCAGACAATAAAAAAAGATTAGCCTTTGCAATATCAACTAACATTAAGAAGAACGGATTAAGAGGAACAAGGTATTTCGACCAAGCAGTAAAAACAATTTTAAATAAAGATTTTCAAGAAGCAATGGCAGTAGCATTAAAAGCAGATGTAACAATACAAATAAGAAAAGCATGGCAATAACGATTTTAGATACACCAGCGAATTATTCATCAATGCATGATGATTTATGGTTTACCTCTTCAAGTACCAATAGCGGTACTACTAACTTTAAGTTTGTTTACGATGTAAAAGTAAACGGAAGTTTAGTTGCAAGGTCAAAGGTATTCCCAGACATAGTAGGAAGCTATGGAGTATTTAATGCTGCACCAATAGTAAGGGCATATTCAAGCCAATACTTTGAACCAAGTGGTTCTTCTATCTTAGTTGAATCAAATGATAAACTAAAAGTTATTTACAAGGTAGAGATAGGAGAAGAAGTAAGCGGTGTAGTAACTACCAATATGGCATCTGGAGAGTATAGCGGTTACAATTACTATCAGCCTTTGTTTGCTGATATGTTCAAGACCAGTGCAATAACTTTATCTACATACTATGATGCTTTGCTATCAACTAACTTTTCAGATAACTTTTTAACTGAAAGGGATGGAGATGAAATAAAAGCTACCTATGGAGAAAACTTTTTTGTAAGCTATTGGAAGAAGACAGGAGGAACTTATATTGCAAAGGTTGATGTAATTAATGCGGACCAGACAATAGCAACCTCTGTTAGTGCAAACATTACTCTAACAGGGGAATTTAATATGTTCAACCTAAATGCTGCTAATGTTAATGCATGGGCAGGGTCTACAATAATCACAAATAATACTTATGCTTATGACTTTTATTTGGTGCTATCAAGTGTATCCTCCAGAAAGATTCGTATATCACAGGACTGCAACGGGAAATTCACACCATATAACATTCACTTTCTCAATAGGGTAGGTGGTTGGGATACCTTTAAGTTTGGATTGGTTAACAAAAGAAATTCAGAGGTACAGAAATCATCATACAAAAAGAGTGAGTGGCAGTTAACAGGTTCATCAATGTCCAATTCAGATGTTTACAATAAGTTTAATGAAACCAATGTTGATTACAATATTAAGCATACTAATAGATATCATTTAGTAGCTGATTATATCAATGAGCAGAACTATGAATGGCTTGGTCAGTTGATTGCTTCGCCATCTGTTTACATGGAGGTGCAAGGTGCTTACTTCCCAGTTTCGGTTAGAAATAACAATTACGATTATAAGAAATTGATTTCAGATAAGTTGTTCAATCTTGAAATAGATGTTGAGATAAACAAAAATATAAATAGTCAATTCAGATAATGAGGACAGAAATATACATTGAAGATTACCAGCTTGATTTAACCCAAGACATTAGCACCGACTTTGTTTATTCAGTTGATGATATAATGGATTTTGGTAGTAAGAATACCAGTTATAGCAAAACAATAAACATAGCAGGGTCAGCAAATAACAATAAGTTGTTCGGGTTTATTTTTGATTTGGGAAATGCGAATTTCACTGACAATCTTTTGCCTAATATTGGTTATAACTTTAATGCTTCCAAGTCTGCACAATGCAGAATCTTTATAGATAGAATACAGATATTTAAAGGTGTTTTAAGGCTATTAGAGATAGTAAACGACAATGGAAGGATAGAGTATCAATGTTCAGTATTCGGGGAATTAGGAGGCTTTATATCGGCTCTGGGCAATAAGAAAATAGAAGAGTTAGATTTTAGTACTTATAATGAGGCATGGACTTCAACTAATATCACAGATAGTTGGACAACTGTAAGCGGTTCAGGTGTTTACTATCCTTTGATTGACTATGGTGCAGTATCTTCTAACAAGGTTGACTTCCAATTTAATGCTTTTAAACCTGCTTTATATGTAAAAGAATACCTTGAAAAGATATTAAGTGGTTCTGGGTATACTTGGAACTTTCCGTTTTTAGATACCAACCTAATGAAAAGGTTAGTTATACCTAATAACCAAACCCAAATATACACCACCGCTACCTCTACGGCTTTTGATGCTGATGCTACTGCTGCAACTTATACTTCTATTCAGTATGCAAGGTATACAATAACCACATTAGGGTCTTTTACTGCTAATGGAACTAACGATACCTTTACTTATACACCTGCAACCCCTTTAAATACTAATATTTATTGTGCTTATGCAGGTCAGGTAAATACGCTAACATCTACCCCAGCAACAATAACCTTTTCTTTAAAGAAAAATAGCACAGTTATTTCCTCCCAAAGTGTTTTTGCTACGTTTACACCAAGACCTTTTGGAGTTACCTTATCTGTAAACAATATTACATTTAACACAGGAGATACATTGAAGCTGGAGATTAGCAGTAACGTTATACAGATACAACAATATGGCGGTGCATTAACCATTACATCTACTGCCCCTGCACAAATACCAGTAAGCTATGGAGATACACTAAACATGAATGACTTAATACCTAAAGGAATATTCCAAAGGGATTTCTTTATAAGTATTTGCAAGATGTTTAATCTCTATGTTTATGATGACCAATTTGATGATAAGAAACTTATAATAAAACCTTACATAGATTTTTATGATGGCAGTGCTATTGATTGGAGTAATAAAATAGATAGGGCAAAGCCTTTGAGCATTAAACCAATGTCTGAAATCAATGCAAGGTATTATCAGTTTAAATACAAACAAGACAATGACCATTATGCAGAAAATTACAGAAAGAAATTCAATGAGGGTTATGGTGATTATATATTTGATACTGAATTTGATTTTGTTAAAGATACTGATACAACTGAAGTAATATTTGCTAATAGTGTTTTATATCAATACACAGGAACTGATAAGATTTACCCTGCTATTTATAAGTTATCAAATTCAAACATTTCTGAAGACCCTATTGATTCAGTAATTAGAATACTACAAGCTAAACGTATAACTGGTAGGACTTCTTGGAAGATAAAGAATGGCGGTACTGATTTAGTAACATTAACAGAGTATGGTTATGCTGGGCATTTAGATGACCCATTAACATTAGGAAATGATATTGCTTTTGGCGCACCGAAAGAGATTTACTTTGATGCAACATCTTATCCAACTACCAATCTATTCAATGCTTATTATTCAGACTACATGGCAGAGGTTACGGATAAGAATAGTAAGTTATTATCATGCAACGTATTACTAAATACTTTGGACATTCTTAATCTTGATTTTAGTAAACTTATATATATAGATGGCAGTCTATTCAGGCTAAATAAGGTTACTGGTTATAACCCGATAGATTATCAAACAACCAAAGTTGAATTATTAAAAGTTATAAATAAAATATTCTAATGGCAGAGCAATTAAGTTTACAGATAAATATAGGTGGTAAAGAACAATTACTAACTTCTTTTGGTGAAATTAAAAAAGCCATTAAAGATGCAGAATTTCAAGCACTTGCATTAAGTCAACAATTTGGGGAATCTGATAAAAGAGTACTTGTATTAAGAGAAGAGATAGGTAATCTAAAAGATACTATTGAAGATTCAACAGCAGCAACAAAAAACTATGCTGGAGCATCTGCTATATTTCCAGCACTTGCAAAAAGTGTTCAAGGTATTGCATCTGGATTTACTGCTGTTCAAGGTGCAATGGGCTTGCTTGGTGTAGAATCAAAAGATGTTGAAAAAACCTTACTAAAGGTTCAATCAGCAATGGCTTTATCTCAAGGTATTGGTAGTTTAATAGAGGCTAAAGATGCTTTTGTTAACTTAGGTGGTGTTATAAAAAATAGCACTGCATTTATAAAGTTAAATGAACTTGCTAATAAAGCAGCAGCAGGGGCAATGAAACTTTTTGGAGTTGCAGTAGAAACAACCTCAACATCATTTAAAGTTTTAAAAGGTGTAATAGCAGCAACAGGTATTGGATTACTTGTAGTTGCAGTTGGAGAGTTAGTGTCAGCATTTCAAGACTATCAAGGTGCAGCAGAGAAAGCAAAGAAAAGTCAAGAGGATTTAAATAAAACTATCCAAAGTGGTGCAAAAACTGCATTACAAGCAGAATTAGCATCTATTGAACAGACTGGAAAATTATTAGTTGCACAGGCAAAAGCAAAAGGTGCATCTGAAAAAGAAATACTTGAAATAGAAAATCAAACAAGAAGATTAAGAATATCAGCACAAAATAGATACCATGAGGAGATTAAAAAAATAGACTTAGAAGCTGCTATGGAAGCAGAAAAAGAAGTCAAAAATCAACAGACTGATATTCAAATTGCAAATCTTGGTTATGCAGCGAACCAATTAAAAGCAAGACAAGAAGCAAATAAAAAAATAATTGAAGAAGAAAAAGCAAGAGAGGAAAAATTAGAAGAAGGAAGATTAAAAGCAAGAAAAGCTGGTGAAGCATTTACAAACTTAGTTTTAGATAATAAAGAAAAACAAAAACAAAAGGATAAGGAAGATGCTGAAAAACAAGCAGAAATTGATGATGCAAACATTGCTGCTCAATTTGCTAAACAAGATGCAATTGATGAAGCACTTTTAGCTAAAAAAAGTAAAAAGGCTATTGAAGATAAAAAGTTTAAAGAAGATGATTTAAAAGGTACAATTGAATTAGAAGATGCAAAGTTAGCAGTTGTAGAAGGTGCTTTGCAGTTAGCAATGGGATTAGCAGGTAAAAATAAAGCTATTGCAGATGCCATTTTTATAGTTGATAAGGGGTTAGCTATTGCAAGAATTATAGTAGATACACAAAGGGAGATAGCAGGTTACGCAGCTAACCCATTATGGACTGCATTACCAGATGGTGGTGCATTGATTAAAGGTAAATATATATTAGGTGCAAAATTAAGAGCAGGAGCAAGTATTGCTACTATTGCAGCAACTACTATTGGTAAATTTACAACTGGCAGTACACAAGGATTTGGAGGAGGTGCAGGTACTTTAGGATTATCAGCACCATTACAACCACAAGGGCAGCAAGCACAGTTAACGCAATTGAATCAATCAAGTATAAACGCACTTGGAAATCAAGCAATGAGAGCCTATGTGGTAGAAACAGATGTAACAACAAGCCAACAGAGAATAGCAGCTATTCAACAAAGGGCAAGGTTTAGTTGATAATAATTAAAAAATAAAACATTTATAGTTATGGAATTTCCTATATACGAATTAAGAATAAGCGAAGACTTAGACGATAACGCAGAAGTATCATACGTGGCACTTGTGGACAGACCAGCCATTCAAAGGAATTGGAATGCATTTAAACAAAACTTTAAATTTGAAATCGTTTCAGAAGAAAAAAGAATTATTTCTGGTCCTCTTATGTTATCTGATTCACCTATTTATCGCAATGATTCTACTCATGGGGAGTATTATGTGGTGTTTAGTAAAGATACCATTTTCAAGATTGCACAAAAGTTTTTCAAGAAAGGATACCAGAACAACGTTAATCTAATGCATGACCAAAGTCAGCAGGTAGATGGCATCACAATGTTTGAATCATTTATTAGTGATAAAGAAAGAGGTATATCACCAATGAAAGGTTTTGAAGATGCACCCGATGGCAGTTGGTTTGGTAGCTTTAAAGTAGAGAATGATGAGGTATGGGCAAAGGTAAAGTCTGGTGAGTTTAAAGGTTTTAGTGTAGAGGGGATTTTTGAATATAGCAAAGCCAAAACCAAAGAACAGGAATTACTTGAAATGATAAAGGAAATTTTATTTTCTGTTAAGTGATAATTAAAATAACAAATAAACATTTATAAACATGAACGCAAAAGACGCAATTCTAAAAATCAGAGCATTGTTTGAAGATATGCCTGTTGAACCAGTAGCAGAAGAAAAGCCTGCCGAAGAAGTAAAGGTTAAAATGGCTGAATACTCTTTGATAGATGGCACTAAGGTTATGATTTCTGCACTTGAAGTAGGTGGAGAAGTTACATTGGAAGATGGAACACCTGCACCAGATGCAGAACACGAACTTGCTGATGGCATGAAGATAGTTACTGTTGAAGGTAAGATTACAGAAGTAAAGCCTAAAGAAGAAGAAATTGAAGTTGAGATTGAATCAACTAAGATTGAAGAAATGGTAAGTGAGTTTAATTCTATTTTCTCAACGTTGATTGCAGAGAATGTTAAACTTAATGATAAGATTAAAGACATTGAATTTAAGAACAAGCAAGGTTTTGAAATGGTAGTTGCAATGTTTGAGGAGTTTTCTAAAATCCCAAACGCAGACCCAATAGACAAACCAGCTTCTTTTAAATTTGAGCAGACAAAAGATATTAAGTTTGAAAGACTTAACAAATATCGTAACGCAATTCTAAACAATAAAAATTAAATAAAATGGCATTTAGCGTAGGTTCTCTCGCAGATTACACAAAAGAAAACGAAGCATTGCTCGTTACTTCTTCTGTTCTTGGTGCAAAAACTGCACAACTTATTAAGTCAGCTGGCAATGTAATGGTTGGAGTTAAGTCTTCAGAAACCATCAACATTATGGATACTGATGCCTTCTTCCAAAGTGGTGCATCATGTGGTTTTAACGCTTCAGGAACTACTTCTTTTACACAAAGACCAGTAGTTATCGGAAAGATTAAAATCAACGAAGCACTTTGTCCTAAGAATCTTGAAGCTAAATATCTTCAGAAGGCATTGCCAACTGGTTCAAGATATGATTCAATTCCTTTTGAGCAAGAATATTCTGAAAAGAAAGCTAATGTAATTGCTTCTCAACTTGAAACTGCAATTTGGCAAGGTAACACTGCTTCTGCAAATGGTAACTTGAATAAGTTCAAAGGATTGATAGTACACGCATTAGAGGCTTCTGCTTCTGTAATTGCTGCTAACGCATCAACTTACATTTCAGGTGGTCCAGTTGCTTCTATCACTTCAGCTAACGTAATTGCTGCTTTTGATGCAGTTTACTTGGCTATCCCTGCAAAGGTTGTAGCTGCTGATGATATGACTATTTTCTGTGGTATGGATTTGTTCAGAACTTACACTGTAGCCCTTAAGAATAGCCAGTCATACAACTACACAATAGATGTAAAAGCTGATACAGAGTTTGTTCTTCCCGGCACTATGATTAAAGTTGTAGCAGTTCAAGGTTTGAATGGTACAAACAAAATCTATGCAATGAGACTTTCTAACTTGTTCTTGGGTACTGACCTTTTGAACGAAGAAGAAAGATTTGAAATCTTCTACGCAAAAGAAGCAGACGAAGTAAGATTTGTATCTGAATTTAAATTCGGTGTAAACTTTGCTTTCCCTGACGAAGTTGTAGAGTTCAAACTTCCATAAATAATAGGGGGTGTAAAAAGCCCCCTTTTTTATAATAAATTAAATTTATAATTATGCCATGTGCATTAACACAAAATTACGTTCTTGATTGCAAGGACTCTTTGGGTGGTTTAACTGAAATTTATTTTATGCCTGCTGGTGATGTAACAAGTTATGTTGAAGCAAGTGGTGTAATTACAACTTTGGTTAAAGCTACTGGAAAGAGATTTTACAAATACGAATTAGTAAAAGGAACATCATCTTTTGTTGAAAATATAAACGCTTCTATTGAGAACGGAACTATATTTTATCAGCAAGAATTGACTTTGATACTTAATAAGTTGCAAACTAATACAAGGAATGAAATCTTGTTGCTTGCAAAAAATAGATTAGTAGCAGTTGCAAAAGATAACAACGGAACTTTCTGGTATCTTGGACTAACAAGAGGTATCGACATTACTGCTGGTTCAGCACAAAGCGGTGCAGCAGAAGGTGATAGAAGTGGTTACACCATGACTTTCACTGGTAAGGAAGCAGCACTTTCTCCTTCGGTAGGTAGTACGGTTGCCACAGCATTGACAACTCCGGGTTAAGATTAGAATGATTTGGTCGAAAGAGTGCCTCACTTAATTGTGGGGCATTTTTGTTAAATGCCATGAATAATTACATTTATAGAAGATGATTCAGTTAAGCAAAGAAGCAACACAATATATATATTTAACTTTAACAGAGAAGCAAACTATTGCCTCACCTAATTACTTATTTAGGTTTGTGAATCGTAGTACCAATGAGGAGTTAAAGTTTGTGTTAACTAACGCAAAAGATGTATCATTATTTAAGGACAGGTATAATAAGTTTTCAATAGTTACTGATAAATACTTTGCAAATAAATTAATAGGGCAATATACTTATTATGTTTATGAGCAAACAAGTGCAACAAATACAGATATAGAAGGGAAAGTGTTATTGGAAAGTGGAATCATGATGCTAAATGAAACAAAAACAATTTATAAGTCATATAAAACAGACGATAAATTTAAAATTAGAAAATGAGTTTTCAAATAATACAATTTGCAGAGGCTAAACAACCCGAATACAAAGAGAAGAAGGGTGAAGGATATATTCAGTATGGAGATAAGAACGATTACCCATCTTATTTGATTGATTTATTTAATAAGTCTGCCAAGCATGGTGCGATTATCCGTAGCAAAGTGCATTATATCTGTGGAAATGGTTGGAGTGGTAACGATGCTTTTGTTCAGCATCCTAATAGAACAGAAACTTTAGCTGATTTAAGCAAGAAGGTTTCATTGGATATTGAGTTATTTGGTGGTGCATTTATAGAAGTTATCTGGGGAACGGGTAGGGTAGCTGAAGTATGGCATTGTGATTACTCAAAATTCAGAACTAATAACGATAATACACAGTTTTGGTATAAGAAAGATTGGAAAGATAGAAGCGAACAAGCAATTGTTTACCCTGCTTTTAATCCTAAAGTACCAACAGGTACACAGATATATTATGTAAAGGAATACAGACCAAATACAGGCTCTTATTCCCTTCCATCATACTTTGGTGGCTTAAACTACATTGAATCGGATATCGAGGTATCTAAGCACGTTTTAGGAAATGCAAAGACAGGGTTTTCTGCCAGTAAACTTATTACTTTACCAAATGGTGAACCAAGTCCTGATGAGCAAAGGGTAGTTCATAACAAATTTAAAAATACTTATACAGGTGCTGATGGTATAAAGTATATGTTAGCATTTGTTAACGATGCATCAAGAAAACCAATAGTAGATGACTTAGGGCAGTCGGATTTAACTAAAGAAGATTTTAGCAGAGTAGATGAGTTGATACAGGTTAACATATTTTCTGCCCATCAAATTACTACTCCATCAATTTTTGGTATCGCACAGGCGGGTGCTTTAGGTTCAAGGTCAGAGATGCAAGATGGTTATGAGATATTTAAGAATACTTATGTCAACCATAAACAAATGGCATTAGAATCCACATTCAATATGTTGAGTGGATTTGCAGGTTATCCAGAAGACTTAAAAATTATACCTACTGAACCTATTGGGTTGCAGTTAAGCGAGAATACTTTGTTGGCAATTATGACAAAGGATGAGTTAAGGGAGAAGATTGGTTTACAGAAGCTAACAGAAATTGCCCAACCTTCTCAATTTGCAAGTGAAGATTTTAGTTTGTTTAATGAGTTTGGCGAATCAGCAGAAAAGTTTGAGGTATGGAAGCAAAGAGGGGTATTTGATGAGATTCAATTTGCCGATGTAACGCAATTACAAGCCAATGTATTGGACTTAATTGCTAAGGACAAACGTATTACTCCAGAGGTTATAGCAGACGTTTTAAAGGAAGATATAGGGGTAGTAAAAAGGATAATAAAGGATTTAGTTGATAGGGGATTCTTAAAGACCAAAGAGAATAAGATTGGTAGTGGCATTGATGAGAACATTGAGATAGAAAGAAGCCTAACTAAACCTTTGGCTAAAATTATCGAAGAAATTAAGCCTATCACAAGGGAGTTTTTAGTAAGATATTCTTATGAGTGGAAAGCAGGGTTTAGTGATAGTGATATATCTACTTCAAGACCATTCTGCAAATACTTGGTTACGAATAATAAAATGTATTCAAGGAGTGAGATTGAGCAAATGAGTTCAAGGGTAGGTTATTCAGTATGGGATAGGAAAGGTGGTTGGTATACAATACCTAAAACAGATAAGCATTCTCCAGAGTGTAGGCATCAATGGGTTTCTAACGTAGTAACAAGAAAATAATGAGTTTAAATATTTTATTCATATCAGTAGAAACGATTAAGGAAAGAACAGGTCTGCATAATAATGTAGATGAAAAACTTATTAAGGCTGAAATAAAAGCAGTTCAAGATATGTTTTTGCACCCTGCTTTGGGTTCTGCTTTGTACAATAGATTACAGGAAGGGGTAAGTTGTGGAGATTTGACCTGTGATGAGCAAACACTTTTAGATGATTATATAGTTGATACAATGGTTAACTATACATTGTCTGAATTGCCACAAGGTTTAAGTTTTCAGTTTTATAATAAAGGATTGCTAAGAAAGACTGGAGATAATTTTGAAAGTCCTTCTATGCAGGATATGATTGATATTGCTAATAGGTATAAGGGAAGGGCAGAATTTTATAAGCAAAGATTAATTAAATATCTTAAAGAAAATGAAGTTACGTTCCCGCTTTATAGCAATTACGGAAGTGGCTATGATGCTATTGCACCTGACAATGATGCTTATACCTCAACCATTTGGCTTGGGGATAGTTCATGCTGTGCATCAGATAAAACATTTGAAGAATTGTATCAAGGTAATAACCCATCTTGTTGTCCATGAGTAAAGAAGCGAATCTAAAAAATCAAAAGAAACTAAAATTATATTTAACAAAGAATGGCACTAACATTAAACATGATAAAAAAACAGATAGAAGATTACGGGACAAGCCATCCCCAAATTAACTATGTTTTTTTTGGTGAAATATATGATAGGTTAAGCAGTGGAGAAGTAATATACCCTGCTATGTTCTTTGGTTTAGAATCAAGTCAGATTTTGGCTAAACAGATACAATATACTTTTAGTTTATATTTCATGGATAGGCAGTTACAAGAAACCGAAGGGTTAGAGGTATTGTCTGATATGACTTTAGTGGCACAAGATTTAGTAGCGGAAATAAGAAACAATACAAATGAGTGGTTGGTTGGTGATACAATACCAATGCAATATTTTGTAGAAGAAGACCCCGATTATATAGCAGGGGTTAGATTAGATATAACATTAACATTAAGTTCGATAAACAATAGATGCCAAATACCATGAGCAGTAATTTTAAGCCAGCAAATAATTCAGTAGATATAGTATCAGGTGATACATGGTCAGAAACTTTTGAGCTTACTTTAAATACAGTACCAATAGTGCTAACAGGCTCAACCATTGTTATATCCATTTACAAAGGATGTTCAACAACTGCTGCTTTGTGGACTGCCACAAATGGGAGTGGGGTAACAATAACAGGTGCTGGATTTAATGAAATCAGTTTATCTAAATTAGTAAACTTAGATAAAGGAAATTATATCTGGGATTTAAAAGTTACTTATATAGGCGGTATTGTTAAGACCTATATATGGGGTGATTTTATCATTTATGAAAATATTAATCAAGCATGAGTGTAGAAATAAACGTTACCAATGAGGTAGTAGAAATCAATGAGGTTAGTGAGATAGTTGAAATAAATGTAACTGGTGGTATTGGACCAGCAGGTGCAGGAGTTCCAGCAGGAGGTACAACAGGTCAGGTTCTTGCAAAAGATACCAATGATGATTATGATACTGAATGGATAGATATAAATGCTATTCCTTATGTTGGTGCAACTGCAAATGTAGACTTAGGTGAATTTGAACTAAAGGCAGGGCAAGTAGAGTTTGACCAAACCCCTACGGGAACGGCTGGAGTTGGTGTAATGAGATGGAATGATACAGACGGCACTGTTGACTTAGGTTTAAAAGGTGGTAATGTAACGTTACAAGTAGGGCAAGAACAGGTTTTAAGGGTTGTAAACAAGACTGGTGCTGATTTACTTGAATCACAATATAGAGCAGTAAGAATTAGACTTGTTAGTGAGGGTGGCGCACAAGGTCAGAGATTAGCGGTAGTTTTAGCACAAGGTGATAACGACCCTGATAGCACAACTACAATAGGAATAGTTACTGAAACAATAACAAACAATCAAGAAGGCTTTATTACTACAAGCGGTGAGGTAAGAGGAATAAATACTACGGGTTCACTTCAAGGTGAAACATGGGCGGATGGTGATATTTTATATTTGTCCCCAAGTGTTGCTGGAGGAATAACAAAGGTTAAACCTACTGCACCCGACCATTCTTTACAGCTTGGTTATGTAGTGTATGCTCATGTTAATAATGGTAAGATATTTGTTAAGGTTGATAATGGTTATGAGATAGGTGAATTGCATGATGTCTACGTTCCTACTCCTTCAAACAATGATGGTATATTTTGGAATACTGCAAATCTTCGTTATCAGAATAATAGCATTAGTGGAATATTAGGTTATACACCACAAGCAGCCTTAACGCTTACAACAACGGGAACAAGTGGTGCTGCTACATTGGTTGGTGCTACACTTAATATACCGCAGTATAGTGGAACTAATATCTATAATGCAGATGGTACGCTGACGGGGAATAGGGTTGTTACAATGGGGAGTAATACTCTTTCGTTTGAAAAGGACATAACAGTAAATGGATTATTGATTGGTAGAAAAGCAATACCAAGCAATATAGTAATAGGTAATGGATTAGGTAGTGCTACAGGTCCAAACAATATAGCTATTGGCAGTAATGCACTAAATTCTTTAATAGGTAGTCAGGGAAATATAGCAATAGGGCAGAATGCTTTAAAACTTGCTTTATCATCATATAATACTGCTATAGGTGATAACGCAGGAGCAGCAGTTATAAGTGGTCAAGGTCAAAATACTTTTATAGGTGGGTATTCTGGATTTAATGTTTCAGCAGGTCGTAATAATATTTGCATAGGTCAGGATTCTGGAACTGGAATCACAACTGGTTCATATAATACTATTATCGGCTCTGCTATTGGTTTAACAACAACACTATCAAACAATATTATTCTTGCAGATGGAGGTGGTAATATAAGAATAAGAGCATTTAATACAGGTAATGTAACCATAGATAGTAACACAGATGCAGGCTACAAACTCGATGTCAATGGTACTGCGAGGGTGAGTGGGGCATTAACTTTTACAGGCACATATACTCCACCAGTACAAATATCAGGTATAATAGGAGTTGGTCTTTATCTAAATAGACAATTAACGGGAAGTCAAATAGAAGCAACTTCTTTTAGGGATGAGATAATAGCAAATGCGAATGGTTCTACTTTAGTAGGAGTTAGAATTACACCAACATTTACACTTGGTGCATTTACGGGTTGTGTTACAACTGCTTTACAAGTTTCAGGTGGAAATACTTCCCTTGCAGGACTTACTGCAACAACAGGAAATTTTTCAGGTTCTTTGCTTTCAGGTTCTGCAACAGTTAATGCATCTTTAACGGGCTCATTACCTGAAATTGTTTTTAATACATCAACAGGTGGTTCTCTTTTTGGAGCAGAAAATTCAGCAGCAAATAGAATGCCTGACACTATTAAAAATGATATTTATTTAAGATTTGCTTCATCAAGTGTAGCATTTGTTTTAGGAGCATTCGCAAGTCCTAAATTTAAGATTATGGGTACAACAGGGAACTTGTTGCTGCAAGATGGTGGCACTTTTACTGATGTTGCATCTTCAAGATTAACTATAAATTCTACTACACAAGGCTTCCTTCCTCCACGAATGACTACTACAGAAAGGAATGCAATTGCTACTCCAGCAACGGGGTTACAAGTCTACAATACAACTACTAATGAAAATAATACTTACAATGGTACTGCATGGGTAGCAGCAGGGGGTGGAATGGCTATCGGTGGAAGCATTACAAGTGCAACGGCTGGTAGTGTATTATTCGCAGGAACAAGTGGAGTGCTTGCACAAGATAATGCTAACTTGTTTTGGGATGATACTAATGATAGGTTAGGGATTGGAACTGCTACACCATTTGGTTCATTACATTTAAGAAAATCTTTAGCAGAATTAATAATTGAAACATCAAGCGGAACAGGTTCTGCTAATGTGAGTGTATCAGTGAACCCAACGTCAGGAGCAAATGCTTATTTTAGGCAATATGGCTCAAGTGCAGCAGGTACGGCATGGGGTTTAAGTTTAGCAAATTCCACCTTGTTATTTTCAAACGATTCTGCCTATTTACTTATTGGAACACTTAGTGCGCAAAACTTAGTATTTGGTACTGCAAATAATGAACGTGCAAGAATTACCGCAGCAGGTCGCTTATTGTTAGGGACTACTACAGAGAGTACTTACTTACTCGATGTCAACGGCACAGCGAGGGTGAGTAATGCTACATTAATTAATGGAGATATAATTACTGCAAATGCACAAGGTCAAAAAATAGTTTTAACTACAACAACTAATGGAACAACAAGAGTAGCAATAAACTCTACTGCTGCTGGTGCTAACTTTAATACAGGGTTATCAATAGGAAATGGTACTGTTTCGAAATGGAGTTTAGCAAGTTATGGCACTAATGCTGATTTTGTTTTTTATAATGATGCAACTGGAACAAATAGCATATTTATCGGAGGGACTACAAATAATGTAGTTATTGGTAGTAGTTCAGATTTGGGATATAAATTTGCTGTAAATGGTACTTCATATTTTACGGGTAATGCATTAATGAATAGTGCTTTATTTATCGATGGTTTTACAAATCCAACAACTTCATATATATCATTAAGAAGTGGGACTGCACCATCAGTATCGGGAGGGGTAGGTTTTACTGCTAAAAATCACGCGGATTCAAATGCAGATGGTTTAGGTATTTGGGGAATGGATGGAATATCTTTTCAAACTGCAATTACTGAAAGAGCAAGAATAACGGCATCAGGTAATTTTTTGATAGGTACTACAACGGAAAATACATCAGCATTACTTGAAGTTACATCAACCACCAAAGGCTTCCTCCCTCCTCGTATGACAACAACGCAGAAGAACGCAATAGGAACACCTGCAGCAGGATTGATAGTTTACGATACTGATACAAATAAACTTTGTTGCTATAATGGCACAACTTGGAATGATTTATTCTAAAATATAAAAACAAATAACAATGGCAAAACAAATCTCACCTGTAACATTATGGGTAAACGGAACAAGCAAAGTAGCAGAGTATTTTCAAGTAACAGGAATCAATGACAATTACGAATCAAGTGCTACAAACTATTGGCAGATGTTCACAAAAGTTGTGGATGAAGAAGGTGTAGAATCACAAGGCGAAGCAGTGGCACAAGGCAATCTTACTATCAGCGGTCAGGACTACATTAATTGGGGAGACCAGCCCGCAATGGCTATTAACGATTGGATTTACGATTGGTCAGCAAGTCAATTAAATTTAGTAATTTTGTAAAAATTATAATTATGACACTTGTTGAACTAAAGGCTAAAGCCTACGACATCCTTGCACAGATTGAGTATCTACAAAAGCAACTCCAAGAAACTAACCAAGCAATTGGTGAAGAGTTGAAAAAAGAACAAGAATAATTAAATGGTTGGGGGTAAAATCCCAACCTAATTTTTTCCTATGGCAGCAATTACAGAATTAACATCTAAGCCAGATACTATTAATGAATATGGTATTACAGATGCCGTACCTAATAGCAGAACTTTAACTATTAATGGTACAGGTTATGATTTGTCTGCTGATAGAAGTTGGACAATAAGCGGAACGGGCTTAACTTCTGTTGGACTTTCTGCACCTACGGGTTTTGATGTTGCAAATTCTCCATTAACTGCAAATGGTACAATAGCTTTATCTTTTTCAAGTGGCTATGCTTTACCAACTACAATTAAACAAGGGCAGTGGGATGATGCCTATACATTTGTTACTGGCTTCCCTTCTCAAACGGGTAATAGTGGTAAATATTTAACAACAAATGGAAGCACTTTATCATGGGGTACTGTAAGTGGTGGTGTAACTGATGGGGATAAGGGAGATATTACAGTAAGTGGTTCAGGTGCTACTTGGACAATAGACAACGCAGTTATCGACATAGCTAACTTATCAGCAACAGGTACACCTTCAGGGACTACATATCTTAGAGGTGATAATACATGGGCAACAATAAGCGGAGGAGGTACTCCAGCAGGTACTACGGGACAAGTTCAATATAATAATGCGGGAGCATTTGGTGGAGCAGCAAACGTAGAAATAAGTAATAACTATTTATGCTTAAAGGATTCGGGTGCTACTCCTACAGCACCAGCAGTTGGTGCAATGATTCTTTTTACACGTAAAAGAGCAAGTAGACAACTACCTGCTTTTATCGGTCCAGCAGGATTAGATACAACCTTACAGCCTGCACTATTTGGAAATAGTATTTATATGTGGTTGCCGGGAGTAGGTACTACTTTGTCAATTAACTTTGGTACTTCATACACAGCAAGAAACAACGGAACAAATGCTTTACAAGCACATCCTACAAAGGCATCAACAAACGCAATTACATCTTTAAATAGAGCAACCTTTTCTACAGGAACAACTGCAACAGGTGCTTCTGGTATTCAATCAGCTTCAACAGTTGCTTGGCTCGGTAATGCTGCAAATCTTGGTGGGTTCTTCTTTTTTGCTCGTTTTGGTTTAGAGGCAATATCAGGAACTTATAGATGCTTTGTTGGTCTTAGTGCAAATAACGCAACTATGGCAGCAGATTCATCGACTTGGAATAATACAGTAGGTTTTGGTAAAGATGCAGCAGATACTACATGGCAGTTTATAATGAGGAATAACGGAACTGTTACCACTAAGGCTACAACTGCATTAACTTTTACGGCTGGTACTTTATATGATTTATACATATTTGCAAAACCTAATAACGGAGAAATTGAATGGGAGGTCAGAGACCCATTAACAGGTACTCTTTTAGATTCAAATATTGAAACTACAAACTTACCTTTAAACACAACTTTTATGTATATGCAAACTCATATACAATCTACAGTGGGAACTACTGCAAAACTTTTAGCTTTAAATAGAATGTACTTAGAAACCGATTTATGATAACATCAAAATTTGCAATTAGAAACGCTACTAATATGCTTTGGTATACAGAGAACCATGATGAGCCTATGGAGAATAGGTGGTCACCTGATTTCTCAGATGCTCATTTTTATTTAACAAAGGCAGATGCTGAAAGTGAAATAGAAATTGATAATCATGGCTTAGACTATTTTAATATTTTTGAAGTAATAATAAAATCATGAGAATACTTTTATTAATACCTTTTTTTATTGGTTGCATATCTACAAATAAACTTGCAGAAGTTTGTGCAGAAAGATACCCAGTTAAGGAAGAAATAAAAGAGGTAATTATTATTGATACCTTATACACTAAGGGAGATACTATCTTAGTGCGTTTTAAGGATAGTACAGCGGTTGTAGTATGTCCGCCAATACAAACTATTACCAAGACCATAGAGGTCGTTAAAACGATTGAGAATACCGCTAAATTTGAAGCACTAAAAGAAAGCAATAGGAAGGCGGTTGGTATGGTAGTTGATAACTACACCCAAGAAAATAAAGAACTGCAAAGAATTATTGATTTAAAAAATAAAGAAATAATTAAAGTGCAAGAAAAATATGATAGTGCTAAGAAATATAAAACCTATTGGTGGTTGGCAGTATCGGTTATAATCGTTTATTTTGCATTTCGTTTAAGAAAGTGGTTTATCCCTGTGTAGTCTTGCATGGGGATTTTTTATACAAAAACATTTCCAAAGAAAAAAATAAAGTTTTTGTGTATTAATTGAATAAATAAGGTTATATTTGTGGAAATCAAACCACTTTTTATGACCATTACAAACGTTAAAAACAATGTCTATGAGGTTATCATAGGCAAGGATTACAAGCAATTTTTCAGCGAATTAGAACTTATTGAAGTCATTAAGTACAATGACATAGCGGATGTACAGAAAACCTCATTAGGGTATTTAGTGTATACCGATTGGGGTGCTTTATTGCCTCACCAATACATAAGAACTATGTCAGAGAATGCCAAATGGCTTTTAGAAATGTCTCTTATTGGAATCACCCCACAAATCACAAACAACTAATCATGGAATTATCAATCATTCAATCAGAACTTAAAGCACCTAAAGGAAACTTTAACTCATTTGGTAAGTATAAATACCGAAGCTGCGAAGACATAGTAGAGGCAGTAAAGCCTGTACTATTAAAGCATGGCTTTGCCCTAATTATTACAGATGAATTATTAAACATTGGTGAGAGGTACTACATTAAAGCTACTGCACTTATAACAAATGGCACTACACATTACAATGCAGTAGGATGGGCAAGGGAAGAAGAGATTAAAAAAGGGATGGATGCTGCACAGATAACAGGTTCAGCCTCTTCTTATGCCCGTAAATATGCTTTAAATGGGTTATTAGCAATAGATGATACAAAGGATGCTGATACTATTGAGCATAAAGATGAAATAGGGGATGATAAAAGACTTTGGCTTATTACCTTGCTTGAAAATTCTACCTATGAGGAAAGACAAAAGGAACAACTTGCTTTGAAGATAGAAGCTATTAACTCACAGGTTGATTATGACAAAGCACTTATTAACTTACAAGCTAATCAGATTGAGGACAAAGACAGGATTGCAATGGGCATGAATTATAATGCAACCGATATTAAGAAAACCCTTAAAAACTTAAAGTAATGGAATTGGAACAACTACAAACAAGATATGAGAACATGACCAAGTTCTTAGAGCAACCCTTGAATAAGGAATACGATGCCCTAATTACCAGAATGGAACACTTAGGGATATTATTGGCAAGGGCAGGGGAATATATGACAGAGGCAGCCTACAGAATAGATGAGGTGGTAGACATAGAATGTAAAGTAAACCTTGAACTTCTGGATAAGTATTCTGCTTCAACTTTTAACATGATGATAAAGGCAAAAGCTAAAGACTGGAATAAAATGAAGCTGGGTTTTGAAAGATGCTGCTCTTCAGCAGTACATCAAATAGATGCCATTAGGACTATATTGTCATTTGAGAAAGCAAAAATGAACCTGATATGAATAATTTCCAAGAGATACCATATTACGAAAGGTCTTTATTCATTGCAAAATTGTACAATCATGCATGGTATGATTCAGATAGATTTGCTATTTTAAATGACCTATTGACTGAATGGGAGAAAAACCCATCAAAAGAAGTTAAATTTATGAATGATAATTTTAATATTAATAACACAATAATTTAAACATGGAAAAGAAAGAGTTTGCTAAAGGAATTTTTATTACAGAGAAAACAAGTAAAAGCGGAATCATTTACTTAGACATTAACATTGCAGCCGATGGAGGCTATAAGAAGTATGTTGCATTTAAAGGCACTAAAGAGGGCAAATACGGAGGTTTAATGTATTCAGTATATGATAAGACAGAAAAAGAAACAAGCACCGCTAATGAGTCTAAAAATCTACCATTCTAATGAGAGTTGAACAAATACAAAGTATAATTGAAAGCCATAAATTATTAATCAAAAGACTGGAAAAAATGATTAAGGCAAGTCCTATAAGAAAGCGAGATTTTACTTGCTTGGTTGAGAATATAATTGAAGAAGTTAACCGAGAGTTTAAGGTTAATTGTACCGAGCAAACACGCAAGAAATCAATCGTTTATGCAAGGCACGCAGCAAGTTATTTGCTAAAGAAACATACTAATTTAATTTGGTTAGAAATAGCAACTACTTGTGGAAATACAGACCATTCAACCGCTATGAATAGCTACAGAACCTGTATAGACTTAATGGCAACAGATGAAGACTACGCTATTTCTGTAAATAATATTATAAATAGGTTGAAAGTCTTAGAAAATTAGTTTATATTTGATACATGAAGGGTTCAGACTTCATATTATTAACTTATTTTATTCCTAATGGGGGGCGGTGCTGAACAACCAATCCTCATTAGGTTTTTTGTTTTATGGAACATCACTTTGATAAAGATATTGCTACTCAATACGGGGTTGATGAGGCTATAATGTTGAACCATTTAATATTCTGGATAGAAAAAAACAGGGCAAATAAAAGAAATTTTATAGATGGTTATCATTGGACTTATAGCAGTTATAAAGCGTTTACTGAAATATTTCCGTACTGGAAGGAACTTAAAATAAAAAGAATATTAGATTCTTTGGTAAATAAAGGTTTAATTTTAAGGGGTAACCATAACAAAATGGGGTATGATAGAACCTGTTGGTATGCTTTAATAAATGAAGAATGCATATTTCAAAAACGAAATGTCCATATTTCAAAAATGAAAGATGGATTTATCGAAAATGAAAGACCTATACCATATAATTTAACAGATAATATAACATATAATATAACAGAAATACAACTATCATTTTTTTCTTTTGAGTATGAGCAACTATGGAAAGAATGGAATGAATACAAAAAGGCAGAATTTAAAGATACCTTTAAAACTAAAAAATCAGAGCAAGTAGCAATTAACCAGCTTCAAAAAATATCTGATAATGATATTGAAATTGCAAAAGAAATAGTAAATTTATCTATATCAAACAGATGGAAAGGACTTTTTAAAATTAAACCACTTAAAACCACTAATAATGCAAAATCAACTATTGACTATTACAAAGAACATTCAGAAAGAAACCTCAAATGGGCAAACGCTTGGGATGCAGCCGAAGGAAGACCACCTTTTTCTGGAAGCCAAGAAGACTGAAAAATTAAAAGCAGTTAACATTCCTATTATCTTACAAGTTATTCAAAAAGGTTTATTACTTTTAGGAATCAAAGGAGATAAGCACCCAGATGAATTATCAATGCAACTAATAGTTGCTGAATTAAGAAGTCATTATGTAGGCTTATCAATAGGAGAATTAGACCTTGCTTTTACTTTAGCTTCCAGAGGTCAGCTGGATTTTGACAATAATACGTATCAATCATTTTCAGTATTATACATGAACAGAATGCTATCAAGTTATGCAAGATGGGCAGCTAATAAACACTTTGTAGAAAGAGTGGTTGAAGTACCGCAATTATCTAACCCATTGCCTGATGATGAACTTATACAAATTTCTTTGGATAGTTACAAAAAGTTTAAACAATGGTGGTCAATCTTTAACTGTCTGAAGATATTCAATATGCTTTATGAAAAAAAACTTGTTGGGCAAAATATAGATGAAATAGTTAAAATAACTTATGAGGCAATGAGGAGAAGGTTAGACAGGGCAGAAAAGGAGGAGAAGAAAGACATAATAGCTGAAATGAAAGATGATGATATTATGGAATTGAACTGTAGAAGAATGGCAGTAGCTTTATATTTTAATTCTATAATATGAAATTAAACGCTTCGCAGGCTGAATCATTTGAACTGCTTTACTCCTCTATAAGCAATGCTTTAATCTATGCAGAAGATTTAAAGGAAAGTTTGCCCCAATCAATTTACCCATTTATTGTTAAATTAACATGGATGAAAACCAATCTTGAACTTAAAATACCAGAGAATTTAAGAAGATTAGCAAGGCAACAAGACACTTTATACTTTGATGAGTTATGTAGATGTGTTACTGGTATGAATGAGGAACAAAGAGTAAGATTAGAAACCTTTATTAATAAGGAATTATAGAACAAGAATAAGAATAAAGCTGATTTATAACATATAAATAATAAACTATGGCACAACAAACAGCAGTAGAATGGTTGTTCGAGAAGATAACCGAACAAGGAACTAATCCTTATTGGGATATGAGATTTATTCAAGCCAAACAAATGGAGAAAGAACAGATAATTGATTCTTATATAATGGGTAGCTATGATATGGCAGCTAAAGAATTTAACCCAGAAAAATACTATAACGAAACATATAACAAATAACATGAAAGCAACACTTGAATTTAACCTACCAGATGACCAGCAAGAATATGATTTGGCAAACAATGGCTTAAACTTTTGGAATGTTTTATGGGAAATTGACCAAGAATTGAGAACCAAGACTAAATATGCAGCTGATGATTTGCCACAAGATAAGTATGATGCGTACCAAGAAATAAGAGATTTACTAAGAGAATTAATGACAGAAAATAATATTGATTTTAATATAGTAAAATAAAAATTATGGCAGATATTACAATGTGCAAAGGGTTAGAATGCCCAGTTAAAGAAGATTGCTACAGGTTCAATGCAAAGGCTGATGAGTACCAATACTACTTTACTGAAATACCTTATGACAAAGAAAAGAAAAAATGTGATTACTACTGGGGTAATAATTCTCAATCAATTTTTGAACAAATAGAAGCATAATGAAAGATTCAATAGTAGAAGCAGTATTGGAAAAGTATGAACGTAGGGCATCATTAGGCTTTATAAAATACAAAACCAATTTAGACAGGGAAGATTTGGATATAGTAGATTGGATAGACCATGCACAAGATGAAGCAATGGACTTAACTTTATATCTTGAAAAACTAAAGAAATATATAATAGAAAAGAAGTTATGAAATGTGAATCATGTAAGAAGCTATATACAATAACTAAATATAAAAACAGAATAGGGAACTGCAAATGCCCGTATTGCTACTATGGATTTAACTGCAAGTCAACTAACCAAATGGGCAAAGGAAAAGTTAACAGAAATGGGGTGCAGGGTAAACAGGGTTAACAATATCCCAGTCAGAAGAAGGAAGGGAACAATAGAAAAAGGATGGGCAGACCTTCAAGGTTATACAAACAAAGGTTTATATATCTGTTGCGAAATTAAGAAACTTGGTGACAGATTAAGCCCTGAACAAATGGATAGACTGGAAGACGTAGTTAATTGTGGAGGTATTGCGTACATTTGCAGTGAGCAAGATAATCAACCCTTGTTTATAGTATGGGGCGAAACGAAATTTTAATTGAATTTTGGCAGTCAAAAGAAGTAAATGCTGCATTTAAAAAGATGCATCCTGTTGAATTACAGGAAGACTTAAAAAGTGAAGTGTTTTTGATATTGGCTGAATTACCCCATGATAAACTAATTGATTTATACGATAAAAAGCAGCTAAGGTTTTATGTGGTAAGGATAATGCTGAACTTGGTGCAAAATAATAAAACCCCATTTTATAAGAAGTTTAGAAACTTTGTAGAATTTACGGCAAAGGAAGTGGTTGAGGTTGAACAGAACGATATTACCAGTAAGATAGTAGATTCATTTGCAGACTTACATTGGTATAAAAAAGAATTAATCAGGCTTTATGCAGAAGAGTTTAACTGCAATGCAAAGGAATTAAGCAGGTCAACTAAGATACCATACATGAGTATAATCAGAACCTTGAACATAATTAAGCAGGAACTTAAAACTAAAATTAGAAGCAATGATTGAAATAATAGGAGCAATATGTTTTAGCTTTTTCTTTATTGAAATGCACCAATTCCATAAGAAATGGAAACTAAATATTAGACCATTTAATTGTGTAAGTTGTTTAGCAGCATGGACAAGTTTAGCACTTTATTGTTTACCAGACTATGCAACTTTAGGTTTTTTAATTATGTTTGTTTCTGGAGTTTTTGCACCACTATTTATAAAATTATATCAAAGACTTTATTATGGAATTAAATGATAAGGATTTTTTGGAAGCTAATATTGGGAATTACCACAGCATCCAAATTGGTTACCTTAGAAATATTGAAATAGATATTTTAAATATGTATGAGGCTTTATATAGAAAGTATTTAAACGCTTCGCACTATATGTGTAAATATTGCAAGGATGATATCTTTAATACCATCCAAAGGCTTTACGAATATTACCTTGCTTTACCACAAGAAGATGTACAGAATCTTGTACAACTTAAAAAAAGAGGAAGACCAAAAAAATGAGAATACTTGCAATAACATCTAAGTTTTCAGGGGTAGGTTATCATAGAATAATGCTGCCATTGGTTAACATGGAAAAGGATTACTGCCTTATAACCGATACATTAAGCGAGGAAATAATTGATAACAATTACGATATATTTTTAGTTAATAGATACCTATCTAATATTGAACTTGGTAATATTATACAATGGAAAGAAAAGTATGGTTTTAAGTTTATAGTTGATAATGATGATTACTGGGACTTAGACCCAAGCCACCCATTATTTGAAAGATATAAGCAGAACGATATACCTGATAAGATAAAGCAATACTTAACCCATGCAGACCTTTGTACCTGCACCCATGAAAGGTTAGCAGAAGAGATTTATCACTATAATCATAACGTGCATATCCTTCCAAATGCTTTACCTTATGGAGAAGAGCAGTTTCAAGACAATAAAGTAGAATCAGATAAGATTAGGTTATTCTGGTCAGGTTCTGGAACTCATGAAAAGGATATAATGCTTCTCAAAAGACCAATGCAGAGGTTAACTAACTTAAATATAAAACCTGTAATAGCTGGTTATAATGAAATTGAAAAGCCTATTTGGGATAGAATGGTTTCTGCTTTTGGGTATGGGTTAAGATTAAACCCAACTATTTATAATTATAATGAGATACAGAAGTATATGAGTGCTTATGCTGATTCTGATATTTCCCTGATTCCGTTATTAGATACCAAGTTCAATAGCATGAAGTCAAACTTAAAAGTATTGGAAACTGCTGCAAAGAAAAACCCTGCTATAGTCAGCAATGTAAACCCTTATTTAGGTTTACCAGTGCATTATGTTAAAAAACAAAGTGATTGGTTTAACCATATTAAAGACCTGACTAATGATGAAGAATACAGAAAAGAGAGTGGTGAAGTATTATACCAGTATTGCAGTAAGTATTTTAACTTCAAAGAGATAAATAACAAAAGAAAAGACATTTATAAGCAAATACTTTAACGTGCCAGTAATTAAATGCAGTAACTCAAAATACAGGATTGGAAGCGGTGCTTGTATTTACGATACAGAAGAAAAGGCTACAAAAGTATGGCAAGCAATATTAGCATCTGGCAAATATAAAGCAGACCCAAGAAAGGTATCTTATGATTATGATGATACACTTAGTACGGAGTTGGGGCAAAAGAAAGCAATTAGTGATATAAAAAGTGGGTTATTAGTTTATATAATAACAAGAAGGTCAAAATCACAGGAGGTTTTAAATACTGCTAAGAAAATAGGAATACCAGAAAGCAGGGTTATATTTACAAATGGTTCTTTGAAGTGGGAGGCAGTTAAACATTATGGAATAAGTAAACATTACGATAACAACGCAAGAGAAATTGAATTAATAAATTCAAGGACCGAAGCACAAGAAATTAAATTTTGAACAGATTAGAAGAATTAGGCATAAACTTATCTTTATCAATTGCAGGTTTCTTTGGTTCATTGCTTGTAATTGGTAAGGAAGGCATTAAGGATGTACGCACTACAATACTTGCAATGTTTGGTGGGGTAGCTTCTGCGAACTATCTAACCCCAGTAGTATGTGATTTAGTAGGGGTAGTAAAAATCAATCATCAATTTAGCATAGCTTTTATTTTAGGTTTCATGGGTCTTCGTGGAGTTGAAAAAATAATAATTAAATTGCTAAAGAAAAATGACAATATCTAAGCACTTAGAACTTTCGGAACTTATAAGAAGTGAATCCGCTAAAAGATTAGGGGTAAGTAATATGCCACCAAAAGAACATATTGAAAACCTTAAACTCTTAGCGGTTAATATTTTTGAGCCTATTAGAGAGCATTTTAAAGTACCTATTAGAATATCAAGCGGATATAGGTCAGCCATTCTAAACAAGGCGGTAGGGGGTTCTAATACATCACAGCATTCATTAGGGCAAGCCATTGATATAGACATGGATGGGACAAATGTAAAAAATAGTGATATCTTTGAATTTATAAAGACCCTGCCATTTGACCAACTCATAAATGAGTTTAATTTTGCATGGGTTCATGTATCATATTCAGCAAAGCATAGAAAACAAATTTTACACGCAACCAAACTCAATGGAAAAACCATCTACAAAAGTTAGTCTATGCAAGGAATACAGAACTAAATACGGATACGAAATGCCTACCTTAAAATTGGCACGTATTATTTATAATGAAAATAAACTTTTATTTACAAACGTAGAATTTGTTCGTACTACACTAAGGGCATTAGAGGGAAAAGCTGGTCATAAAGTTAAAGGTGTAATTAAAACAGAAGACAGACCAAGAAACCCATACAACCTTCCAGAATCAGATGAAACAATATATGAGCCTTACCAATTAGAGGCGAAGCGTTTGTTGGTTTTATCTGACATTCACATACCTTACCATTCAATAGATGCCATAACCTGCACATTGGATTATGCAAAAAAAGAAAAGCCTGATGCCATTCTTTTAAATGGAGATACATTGGACTTCTTTGGTTTAAGTAGGTTTTCAAAAGACCCAAAGAAAAGAAGTTTTGCTCATGAGTTAGAAGCATTTAGAAATTTTATAGATGTTCTAAAATCTACCTTTGATGCTAAACTTTATTTTAAGATTGGTAACCATGAGGAAAGATATGAGCATTATTTATGGATGAAAGCTGGGGAATTAGATGGGGTTGAAGAATTTGATTTGGGCAATATCATTAAAGCAAGAGCAGAAGGCATTGAGATTATTAAAGATAAGAGAGTAATGAAAGCTGGGGGTTTAAATATAATACATGGGCATGAATACTTCGGTATTACTTCTCCAGTAAACATTGCCAGAGGCTTATACATGAAAGGTAAAGTTTCTGCAATACAAGGTCATAATCATCAATCGTCAGAGCATACAGAAACCGATATGAATGGTAACATAACAACTACATGGTCGGTTGGTTGCCTTAGTGAATTGCACCCAATGTATATGCCATTAAATAAATGGAATCATGGCTTTGCAATAGTAGATATAGATAAAGAAGATTTTCAAGTAACAAACAAAAGAATACATAACGGAAAAGTTTTATGAGTTTACCAAAGAAGATTAACAAGATGAGCATTGAGGAACAGGAAGCATTTCTTATTAAGAAGTTGCAAGATATGTATGAGGTAGAAACAATTTACAGAAGAGCATTGGCAAAGGTAAGAGGAAAGGTAAAGATAGATATATCAGAGTTAGATAGACCAGATTTAATTTTAATGAAAAGTGATTAAGGTTAAGTATAAAAAGTTAGGCAAAGAAAAGGTTTGGGGTCTTGCTGATTCTGAAGGAATTATTTATTTGGACACAAGATTAAAAGGAAAAAAGCATCTTGAGATATTGATACATGAAACATTACATTTACTTTACCCAGAAGATTCAGAGGAATTAATTGTAGAAAAAAGCATATCTTTATGTAACTTAATTTGGTCGCAAAGGTACAGAAGGATAGAAGAAGATAAGAAAGAACCATTGCAAGATGGAACGTTATGAAAAAATATACTAAACAATATTTTAGTTATTTCGGTTATGCATTAGATGACTTTTTACCTTGTGAAGTTTGTGGTGGAAAAGCAGTAGATATTCATCATATAGATTGCAAAGGGATGGGTGGAAGTACATTAAAGGATAACATTGAAAATATAATGGCAGTATGCAGGTCTTGCCATTTAGAATATGGAGATAAAAAAGACCACATACAATTTTTAAGAGAGAAGCATTTAAACTTTATGCAATACAATGGCAAATAATATACATCCAACTGCTATTATAGGAGATAATGTTGAGATAGGAGATAACAACATAATAGGTGCTTATTGTATAATTGGTACGATGGCAGAACATAGAAAGTGCAAACACTTAGGAAAGGTTAAAATAGGAAATGGAAATACAATTACAGGACTGGTTACAATAGATGCAGGAACTGAATTTGCAACTACCATTGGAGATAACTGCTATATTATGAAACACGCTCATATTGGGCATGATGCTATTATAGGCAATGATGTTACAATAAGTTGTGGTGCTAAAGTTGGTGGGCATTCTATATTAGAAGATAAAGTTAACTTAGGTTTAAATGCAGTTATACATCAAAAGATAACTGTACCTAAAAGGTGTATGATTGGTGCTTCTGCATTTGTAGGAAAGAAAAGTCAATTAAGGGCAGGATATAAATATGCAGGAGTACCTGTAAAAGAATTGGGATTGAACTAATGAAAGTATTAATAGGTTGCCTTGTTTACGGGAATAGACCATTAGACATAATTCATAGTAACCTTGAAAAAGCAGGTTACCCTTTTGAAGTTATGTTTATAAATAAAGAAGGTATAGCCAATGCATTAAATGAAGCCATATATAAGTATGAGCAGTACGATGCAATAGGATACTTAGCAAATGATATAGAAGAGCCAGAGGGATGGTTACAAAAGAAAGTAAATGCTTTGTTAACTTATCCAGAGGCAGGAGTGGTAGCAAGTTCTTTTAGTCCAGTAAGGTTAATAGAATCTGATTTTATTATATCAAATTATTTAATTTCAAAGAAGGTAATAGAAAAGGTAGGAATGTTTAACTTTGAGTATTACCCTTATGGAGCAATAGACCTTGAATACTTACAGAGATGCTGGGTAGCTGAATTTAAAACTTATTATGTACAGGATTGCATTGCTAAACATATAGGAAGCCATGCAACGGGTGATGAGTACGGATATAACAAAGAGGAGATGGTTAAAAAGTATTGGGATAAATATACTCATGAAAGTAACTTGTACAGGAATAAACAAAAAGATATTTGGATATGGCAAAACAAACAGATAGCCGAAAATTAACGTTTGGCAAAAGGAGAAAAGGTAAAGCTAAAAAATCATTTAATAAACATGATAGAGCAGAACGCAATTACAGAGGTCAAGGTAGGTGAGATTAAAGCCAACCCGAACAACCCAAGAATCATTAAGGATGATAAGTTTAAGAAGCTGGTAAAATCCATTCAGGAGTTCCCAGAGATGCTTAAATTAAGACCTATTGTAGTAAATGATGATATGGTTGTCTTGGGTGGTAACATGAGGCTAAAGGCTTGCAAAGAGGCAGGGTTAAAGACGATACCAATTATAAAGGCAAGTTTATTATCAGAACAACAACAGAAGGAATTTATAGTTAAAGATAATGTAGGTTATGGAGAATGGGATTGGGATGACCTTGCTAATAATTGGGATGCAGAGCAGTTAACAGATTGGGGATTGGATATACCTAACTTTGAGGTTGAAACTTTGGAAGCAGAAGAGGATGATTTTGCAGTACCAGATGGTGGTATTGAAACTGATATTTTACTTGGGGATTTGTTTGATATAGGAGAACATAGATTGCTTTGTGGGGATAGCACTCAAACAGATACATTCTCAAAACTAATGGATGGGGAGATGGGAGATATGTGCATTACAGACCCACCTTATAATGTAGCTTATGAAGGGAAAACAAAAGATGCATTAAAAATAGAAAATGACTCAATGGGTAATGATGATTTCTATAAATTTCTTTATGATTTTTATAGTGCATTGACTACTGCGGTTAAAAAAGGTGGAGCAATATATGTTTGGCATGCTTCATCTGAAATTATAAATTTTGGGAAGGCAATGGTAGATGCAGGTTGGCTATTAAAACAACAATTGATATGGGTTAAAAATACAATGGTTATGGGTAGACAAGATTACCAATGGAAGCATGAACCTTGTCTTTATGGTTGGTTAGCAGGAGATAGTCATAAATGGTATTCTGATAGGAAACAAACAACTATTATAGAATGGGATAAGCCTTCACGAAACGGAGAACATCCTACAATGAAGCCAATAGGTTTATTTTCTTATCAAATTAATAATAGTTCAAAAATTGGGGATATAGTTATTGATGCTTTTGGTGGTTCTGGAACTACAATGGTAGCTTGTGAACAACTAAAAAGAAAATCAAGGATAATAGAATACGACCCAAAATACTGCCAAGTAATAGTAGATAGGATGCTTAAACTTGACCCAACATTAACAATAAAAAGAAACGGACAACCATATATTAAATAGTGAAATAATAGTGAGGATATGGCAAACGAACAAAATTTAACACCATTTAAGAAAGGCGAGGTTGCTAACCCTAATGGCAGACCTAAAAAATATGTAAGCCTATTAAGGGATGCAGGATATAAGCTATCAGAAATAAACGATACAATACAGGTAATGATGGCAATGGACTTAGATGAATTAAAATCCGTATTTGATAACCCTAAGGCTACCATACTTGAAAAGACTATTGCTAACGCAATGCGTAAGTCATTAAGTAAAGGTTCACTATATAGCCTTGAAACGCTTTTAACAAGGGTTTACGGAAAGCCAAAGGAACAGATGGATATTACTACTGATAATAAAATAGAGATTGTTTTTGTTGATGGCAAGACCATATTATGAGAATTGAAATACCTAAACCACATACTAATCAAAAATCAATCCTTGATGCAGAAGAAAGGTTTATTGTGGTTATGTGCGGTAGAAGGTTTGGTAAGTCAGAACTATCCCAGATAAAAATAATTACAGAGGCAGTACAGGGCAAATCAATAGCATACATTACCCCTACTTACTCACTTGCTAAAGTTTTCTTTAATAGGTTAATTCATGCACTACCTTTTCTAAATAACAAATCAGATTTAAAGTTATCATTCCCAAATGGGGGTTCAGTAGAATTTTTTACAGGGGAAAGATTAGATAATTTAAGAGGCAGAAAGTTTCATTGGGTTATTGTAGATGAGGCTTCATTTATACCTGACCTTGAACAAGGCTGGTTAAACTCTATAAGACCTACGCTAACCGATTATAAAGGCAGGGCATTGTTTCTATCTACTCCAAGAGGTAAGAACTATTTCTATTCTTTATTCATGAAGAATGATAGCGGTTGGAAGTCTTTTAAGTTTACTACCTACGATAACCCATACATAGATAAGGCAGAAATAGATGAGGCAAGAACCCAACTACCAGAGGCGGTCTTTGAGCAGGAGTACATGGCTAACCCTATGGAGAATGCTGCTAACCCTTTTGGCTCTGCTTTTATACGTTCATGCATTGCACCAATAAGCACCAAAGAGATTGTAAGCTATGGTATTGACCTTGCTAAGTCGGTTGACTATACTTGTATCATTGGCTTGGATAGTGATGGTGCTGTGGCTTATTTTGACCGCTTCCAGATGGATTGGAATAGTACCAAGAATGCTATATTATCTTTACCTAAAAGACCGATGCTAATAGATAGCACAGGGGTAGGAGACCCAATAGTAGAGGACTTACAAAGAGAAGGAAGACATATAATAGGGTTAAAGTTTACCAGTCAATCTAAGCAGAACTTAATGGTAGGACTGCAAACTGCCATACAACAAAGAAAGATTACCTTTCCTAAAGGTCAGATAGTAGATGAGTTGGAGGTTTTTGAGTACCAATATAGTGCCACAGGGGTTAAGTATTCTGCCCCTTCAGGTTTCCATGATGACTGCGTTATGGCATTGGCTTTGGCTTATCAGAACTTAAACGTAAATACAGGCTCTGGTAGGTACTCATTTATGTAAATGCAACAATGTTGCAAAAATAATTAAAAAAAAGTTTAGGGAAATGTACTTTGGTATTAAAGAAAGGTTTATCTTTGACAAACAAACCACTTAAAACTAAACAAAATGAAAAAGCAAAAAGTAAAAATCTTAGGTCAGACAGTAACAGTAGGTAGCAAGTTGCATGAAAAACTTCTTGCACAGGTAAAGCATTTTAATGATTTAGCTAAATATGAAAATAATTAAACCATGACCAACAAAAAGCAAACCCAGTACGAAAAGGAAAGCATTCAAGGAAATGTAGCCTTTGTAATAATAGCCATAATAATAATCTTCATTTTAATATCTGATAACCTATGATACTTTACGCATTAGTAACCGAGCAAATGAGAATGGTGGCAGCAAGAAACCATGATAAGACTTTAACCCTGCAAAACAAAATGACTAAAGCCTATGTAGGGGTGGTAGATTACATTGAACCAATAATCATGTACACCCATGATATAAAGGAATCAATCCTATACACAGAGGAAGGTCTGCCCAAAGCAGTTAAGCACCTAAAGAAAAATAAAATAGAGTTTACAATTTGCCCATTAAAAAAGGTTGGGCATTCATATAAGTTTGAGAATTAATACTTATCTTTATAATCTAAACCACTTACCATGAACTTAATCCAAAAAGGCGAACACGAAAGAATGATTACAACTTTAGGTTGTATACTTGAAGCAATCGAATGCAACTACATGAACAGACAGACATTTGATATGTTGATTCAATTTGCATTCTTAACAGACGAAACCAAAAAACAAATATATGAGTATCGGGAACATCCTCAAGGAAAACAGGAAAGCAGCAAACTTAACACAGAAGCAGTTAGCTGAAAAGAGTAAAATCAGTTTTGTAAGCATCAACAGAATCGAAGGAGGTAGTTCACCAAGACTATCTATTATTTCCCAACTATTTGGGGCAATGAATAAAAAGATAGATTATGTTATTACAGATAACGAAGTTGTTACTATTGGTTAGGACTTTATTAGTATGCATTTTATTTTTCCCTTTATTTATCATTTGCTTTTACATTTGGCTTGAAAAATTAATCAAAAGTTATGTGGAGTTCTATTAATGTTTTTCAATATCAGCAGTTATTCCCAGTCTTAAAGATTGAGGATGTAACTGAACAGAATAGCAGACTTATTGCTATTGTGAATGGATGGACAGAGAATGAGGTTGATAGTCTATCCGTATCTGATTACGCAAAGGAAAAACAAAAGCTAACTTTTCTTAATGAAGAAATAGGAGGAAAGCCAGTAAAAGAAATTAGGGTAAATGGGAGAAGGTATAAATGCGTTTACGATGTACGGAGGTTGCCTTCTGGAAGATACATAGAATCAAAAGTCTTTTCTGCTGATTTCGTGACAAATCTTCACAAGTTGGCAGCCTCTATGGTACTACCTATGAAGAAGACCATCTTTGGGTGGAAGTTAGACAAGTACGATGCAAGTAGGCATGAGGAATACGCTGATGATATGTTATCGGCTAAGATACCTGACATATACAATTCGGTTGTTTTTTTTTATCATGTCTACAGAAATTGGATGGAAGTTTCAAAGGGTTATTTGATACAGGCAATGATGAAGGTGGGGATGAGCAAGGAACAAGCAGCAGAGGAGGTAGCAAATTTATTGAGTATTATGGATGGCAATATTGCACCAAGAATGTTGCCGACCATGAAAATATCACAGTTGACCAAGGGTATGAGTTACCCATTATCCAATACCTAAACACCCTTGCTTATATAAAAGCAGAGAGAGATTACAAAAAGCAGAGTTAGTGAAAGAGGCATACTGATGTCCATTTAGTAACATTTCGCAGGTGCGAGAATATGGGTGCAAATCCCATACTTTGCTTTTACCCCCTTCATTGGGGGTTTTTTTGTTAGATACTTTCCTGCTATTCGGACATTTATAATAGATGGATAAGGCACAGGCAGAGATATTAGCAAATGGATTCTTAGCCTCATTAGGTGGAAACTATGATAAGGTAAGTGAAGAAGACCTGCCTGTAATAGAAGCTATGTTATTTGCGGTAGGGGTAGATTTTAATAAGCAGATACAAGAGAACCTAACCAAAGCCAAAGCAATATCCAGTGGGGATTTAATGGACATTAGCTTTCCCCAAGTTTATCAGAAAGGAAATGGTTTTGTTTTAGAGGTTGGTTATCCTATCAACTCTAAACAAGCGAAGTATTATGACTATGTAAACAAAGGTGTAAAGGGTGTAGGTGGCACAGGAGCAAAGCTAAAAAGAACAACTGGGGATTATTCATTTAAAACAATTAAAGCAGGAAGGGCATTACCTGCTGCTATATTT